GTTTCCTGAGTGATTGTGCCAGCGGTATAAAGCTGCAATAGTGCCTGGATTTCCTGTGGTTCAAGACGTGTGCCTAGGAAGTCGCGGTTAACGTAGCTGCTGCCAACTTGAGTGATGTTGAGATACTCAGCTTGATAGGTCAAACAGTTATCAATCAGATCCTGCATGTTTTGAGCAATTACCATCATGGTACTGTCACCCTGACTGCGGTCGATGCGCTTGGCTTCTGCAGTCTCTGCCGATAGTTTTTGTCCTAGCACAGCAGATAAACCTAGCTCATTGATTTGCTGCGCAATCTGCTCAAGCCTACGGAACTGAGATTCGAAGCTATTGCCAGATGGCTCAATATATTCTGCTTTACCTTCTGCTGGGAATGCAATTGCTTCACCAGGACCAGCGGACACTTCCTCTGCTGCTGATGGAAAGCCAAAAAAGGCAAGCATCGGTACTGCGCAGATGTGGAGCTGATTATCTAGATCAGACTGCACTTGATAGGCTTTTAGATTCAGCTCCGCTATGTCTTCCATTGGCGGGCGTGATTCCATAAAGTTCACGCGATTGGCATAGGCAATGCTGAATGGGATTTCATTCAGCGTTGTGGTGCCGCTGTCGAATACTTGAAAATCGCCAGATTTTTCATCACGACGATGCAGCTCAAAAGCACCAGGTGTTAAGACCCGCACCTGCTCGACTTCCTTTTCACCGTATTCGCCATCGTTGACGACTACCTTTTCTAGCAAACGAAGCTGACTGAGTTGTTGCGTGCCATCTTTTAGTTCAGTACGCCAACCCAGGATTTCACGCGGCGTATAACTGACCCAATAAGGTCTTCCATTCTCACCAGCAGCAGGAGCATCCACAAGCACACCAATATGACCGTAACGCACCATCTTTCGTGCGGTTTCATACGTCCAGACGTTGAGGTCGTTGCCTAACAAATCAACGTCAAATAGCTGCTCCCGCACGATATCAGATACATCGTTTAACCGGACAGGCTTGCGGGTCAACATGCCAGCCAGCATTCGTTCAAGCCGCTGGTAATAAGGCGGGCATACTGAACGTGCAAGTCTGTTGTCGTAGCTTTCGTCTAGCTCGCGTGGTTCTTGTGGAAGGTAACGGCGATGCTTGCGACGCATGCCGTAGGTGCCAGACAGTAGGTCTTCAATCAGGATCCAGTGAGGTTCCTGCGCGTACCAAGCGGTGTTGGCATCGTTGACCTTAGTGACGGTGCGCCGCGCCATGGGGCGGTCGTAGAAGTTATACCCTGAGTACATGGCGCCGCTTCGATAATCAAAGTTTAGGGGTTGGTGTTAGCCAACCCCATGCTGCCCGATGCTTAGCAGAGCGGGAACAGTTTTAGCTTAAACAGCTACGGCAATATCAGCAGATGTAGAGGCAGCCTGCAGCGTGACAGACTTGCGACCAAGCTTGATCTCAAACTCGTCACCGGGTTTGAAGCCCATTTCCTGGACGTAACCTTCACCGATCTGCAGCTTGCCGTTGAACTGCACTTTTGTTTTGTAAGTCAAAGCGCGACCACGCTTGCCGCTGGACTTCATTTCAAAGCCCTTGGCTTCGAGCAGGGCTTCGTAAAAAGCGGTATAGCAGAGCTTGCCGTTTTTATCGGTGTAGCCACACTCGCGAACGAGATCTGATTTGTTCAGGTCCTTGAGTTCCTTGACCTTGGCGAGTAGTTCTGAACCCTTGAGCATGAGTAGGGGTTAAGCGGACACGGTAAAGATAGCACTAATACAGGCGGATGCCAGTAGACCTGCCAGCATTCATATGCAATGGGTTGAACTCACGCCAAACTAGGTAGCCAAGGGCATCATTCATGTGGTCGTGCCCAGAATCCTTGTCAGGGTCGCCTTTTTCGGTGTAGCACTGCAGCTCCAGGCATTCGATCATGCGTTTGCAGGTTGTGCTGATTTGCAGCCTGACCTGTCCTTTGCCGTTTTCAAGTAGCGCCTGCACAGCAGAAACCCTGTCCCTGACTGGTGGGTTAGCGCGAGGTGACTGGTTTGCCATGCCGTAGGACTCCAGGATTTGAATGTCGGTTTGGCTAGCGTTCGTGCTGCGGTTACCACCAGAGGCATCAGGGTAAACGTAGATTCTGCGGTCTGGGTAACGCGCCTTGATCTGCTGCGCGAGGCTGTCGGTGTCATGGGCACCGCTGATCTCGTCGATCACGAACAGGCTGTTGTTGAGCTTGACGCCAATTACGGCAGACATGTTGCCGACGTTGAAGTCAACGCCAACGCGTAGCGGTTCGCGCTCAGTGTCTGGCAGCTTGCTAATGACGTGCTTGCTGCGGTCGAAGCGGTCGTAGACCGTGCCGGTGGTGAGGTTGACGAACTCACCGTCTAGGTAAGCCTTTAGCAGTGTTGGATCGTAGTTTGCTTCAAGCCGCTCGATGAAATCTGGTGGCAGGTGTGGGTTGTCGACAGATCGCATTTTGATTAGCTTGCGATCTTGTCTGGTTTGAGCGTCCTCGCTGCCAAAAGTGGTCCACATCCAGCGAAAACCTTCAGGTGTTGATGCAGCGCCGAATTGACGGACGTTACCGGAACGTAGGCGACCAAGGATTTTTGGAAACGCCTTGTTGGCAATAGCTGGTGTCACGGTGTCGATCTCGTCTGCCAATACCCAGGCAAGGTTCAGACCGATGATGCGTGACCAGTTCTCGAAACTACGGCACAGGATTTTCGTGTCACCACCTGGTAGGTGGAGCATGTACTCCGGCAGCGGTGAAGCGCGGAATGTGTATGGAATCTCGTAATGCTCTAGGAATTGCTCGAAGTCGTTTTGCCAGATGTCGCGGATTAGAGGTCCAGTTGGTTCCATGACGCAACCGATGAAGCCTTGGTTGGCGGCAGCAAGCGTGACAGCCTTTGCGGCTAGCGCTCTGGTTTTACCTGCGCCGTAGCCTGCGCTGATGCCAATGATCTGAGTTTGATCGTCGGTGACGAACGCTAGCTGTCCAGGATGTAGGTCAGCATGGATGCGCTGCAGTAGCTGGTCAGTGTCGATCAGTTCACCGGAATGGTTGAGCTGTTGTAGGACGTGACCTTCTGGTGCTGCAGCGAGGATGCTCACGAGCAGAGCTGCGCCAAACGTGCAGCGGTGTTAATGGCACCAAGGGCGATGTGATATTGCCCAGCACGACGCGCTTCAAGTTGGAGTGTGGAGCACTGCGAGAGCAGATCAGCAATCATTTGTGGTCGCTCGATATCCCAATCAGCACGAAGCTGTTGCCTTGCGATTTCAAGGTATTTATCGCAGGAGCGTGGACCTACCCCCCAGTTTTCTGAGGCGAATCGAATGCAGTCTGAACGCCTACCACCATTTGCGATGATGCGAGCGAAGCGTTGAGCGCGAAGTTCAGTTTCTGCTTTAGTACCGCGATGACCTGCCATTCAGGATACCAATGGCTTACTGCATTGTAGGTATAGCATATTAGCGGCGATATTTTTCGTGAATGATTTTAGGGCAGACTTTATTCCAGTCGTGAGTGTGATGAAGGCGTGGATTGGAGTGCCCCATGAGTTCAATCCATGTTGAGGATGGAGAGACCATGACGGTGTAGAAGGATTTTACGTAGGTGCCAGATTCTTTATAGGCTTCTGTGATACCGCCTTTATTTTTTTGAGTTTGAGCTTGTTCTAGCTGGATGGGGCAGTAGGTAAAGAATAGTTTGCCTGTGGCGCCGTGGGAGATGTAAGTGTTTACGTCATCGTTGAATTTGCCGATGAAGTTGAAAGGGCGCTGTGAATCGCAGAAGAAGGAGTTCATTGCTTTGCGAAGAACTCGTCTTGCTTTTAAAGAGTCTGTGTTGTAGTCACCACCTTGCGAGAAAGCGATGCTTGAGACAGATGGCGTCTCTTGAAGGAATTGAACCATGCCATCGAAGATGATGTCGAGGCTTTGAGTACGGAAGTTGGAATATTTTGGTGGTTCGGCTGGATTTTTACGACCGATGCGACGGTAGGCAAACCAGCTGTAGTCATCGTCTAGCTGACAAAAGAAGCGGCAGTTTACTTGTTTGGCTAGTTCCCAGCAAGCGTTACGAGCCCAAAGTGGTGTGCGACGATCTGTGGAAGTGTCGCATGAGTCAGTTGTCTGCGCGATTTTAGCTTTGGAGAAGACTAGGACTTTATCGCCGTAAGTTGCTTTGTATTGCGGTCCAGTCGGGTCTTCATCGTCAATGACGATGTAGTATTTACCGGTATAGCCAGAATTGTTTAACGTTTCAAGTGTTTTGATGTTATCCGGTCTGCGGTTTGACAGGATAAAAACGCAGAAGTCATTACGCATGAGGATGATCCTGTTTGAAGGCTTCTTCGACGCTGGCGTCTAGTTTTACGAAACCATTTTGGATGGCTTGCTCAAAGTCAATGATGACAAGAGCAGAGTCTTCGAAAAGTGACTGGATTTCTTTTGGTGCCGTGGCGTAGTAGTCAGCAATTTTGCTGTAGTTAAAAGCTGTGTGGCGATGAGCTGCTGAAACGAGGAAAGCCCTTACGTCATCAGGGATATCAGCGGTTTCAATGTCAGCTAAGAGGCGTTCGGTTTTGGTTGGGTCGTAAAGCTGCTTTGGTTTGTGTTGCTCACCTGTTGGCTCATAGATCGGAGCGTTTGTCTTGTTGGTATATGGACTGTCTTCATCAATAGTTTCTTCAGTGCCAAATAGCTCGTTTAGCTCGCTCTTGTCAAACCATGCACTGATGTCATGTTCTTCACTGAGCTGATGGAGCATGGCACCATCCCATTCGCTTAGGTCACTGGTGCGGTTATCAGCCAGGGCTAAGCCTACTTTTTCGTCTTCTGTAAGACCAGATCGTCTAACAGCAATAACCTCATCACCATCGGCATCAATGATACGAACGTTTTTGATTCCAGCAGCCTTGGCACCTTCAATAGTGCCGTTACCTGCAAGGATTCTGTTTTCCTCGTCGATAACGATGCTGCGAGCTGCACCGTAACGCTTGAGTGATTCCGCAATGAGCATTGCAGATCGGTCTGTACGCTTGCGAGCGTTTTTATGATCTTGCTTGAGATTGCTGATGGATGTCATGTTATGTGGCGAGTAAAACTGTCAACAAAAGCTGTTGTCAGTACTTGAATTGCGGGTGGCAGCGAACTGAATGCGGGATCTGAAAAGCATCTGGGTTGTCAACCATGGCAACGATTGTACTTTTTTTCAGATGTTCTGTCATCTGTTTGCTAGCAGTTGAACCTTGAACGATGCGGTGTGTTGGAAGGTTGCCTGGAAATGACGTCAGGATAAGCTGCCCATCAACCAATTCAAAATCAAAACCGTTCATGATATTTGCAACTCATTTTTAAAATAAGAGATTGTTTGGTCTAGTCCATCAGAAAGATCAGTTATAGGTGACCACCCTGTTGCTTTTGTTAGCTTGCTGATTTCTGGCATTCTGCGCTGCGGGTCATCTTGTGGTTTGTCG